TCGCGCATTGCGCCCCAGAGTTCCGCGCGTTTGTTTTTCCACATGATGGGGTTCTTGGCTTTCCAGCCGAAATTTACCCCACGGACTTCCTTGTATCGCTGTTCTTTCAGCCGGTCCAGGATGCCGTAGCCCAAACCGCCTTCGTCGATTACGGCTAGCACCGGACGGTACTTTTCGATGTTTTCGATGACGCGCCCGACGACTTCCATCGTGTCCTCGCCTTTATAGCGATGGATCGCAACGATGTCGCGGCCTTGGCGGACGGCGATTACGGTAGAGTCCGCACCACCACGGGCGGGGTCGATTCCAATAACGACAGGAGCAGTTTCATCTTTATATCGCGGGCGAACCATCGCGGTGTCCACAACAGTAGGCGATATGAACTGCTCATCACCATCCGACGGAAATTCGCCATAAACCTCTACCTTGGCTTGGACGGAATCGGGGCCATATTCGTCGATAATCTGCTCGTAGACCGCTTTATCGGTGTCTTCCACGCTGCGGGCGTCGATGTTCTGGGTACGCCAGAAAGCACGTTTCCCGTGGAACGTTTCGAAGAAGTACCCCTCGTTACGGCGCGGGTTGCTGAAAGCAAACCAGAAGCGGTTAGGGGTGTTTTCCGTAAAGAAGCCGGCGGTCACTGACCAGATAGGGTCGGGAATACCGGAGGCTTCGTCGAAGATGACCATAACGCCGTCATGGTTGTGGACACCGGCGTACGAGTCGGGGTTTTCCTCCGACCACAGGCGACCTTCGACCGACCAGTAGCGGGTACCTTTCTTGAGGTCACGCTCGACGAGTTCTGCCAGCCACTTAGCCGGCATGACGCGGGTAGCGGAGATTTCAAACCAATGGGAGTTCATCAGAAGTGCCGCCCACTTGGTGATTTCTGCCCATGTCACCGAGCGCAGCTGGGCTTCCGAGTTAGCCGAAACGATGGTGGTCGAGCCTATGCGGGTCGAGAGCATCCACAGGATCAGCCAAGAGACGAGGGCAGACTTGCCGATACCGCGACCGGACGACGTAGCCATACGCAGGACTTCGTAGGCGGTAGCCTGTTTATTGGCAGCAATATGTTCTGCGATGTCGCGCAGTATTTTGCGTTGCCATTTGCGGGGGCCGTGGAAGTGTTCAAGGGGCGTACCTTTCTGCCCCCACGGAAACGCAAACATCACGAACGCTTCGGGGTCATCCTTGACCTTGGGCGCCCACAGCTTTGCCATGAGCAGCTGTTCGTCTTCGGGACTATAGATCGGCAGTTGCATTGGTTTCCCGAGGGATCGTAACGGTCAGACGCTCACCGGAAATGGCAGTCCCCGAGGAGATGGCGGGCGAGGCTAGTGCAGTCGGTTCAGCATCATATACACGGCCAGTGAGGACGCGAGACTCCGCTTCCTGCAAAGCCGCAACGATACTGATCTGCGACTTAACGTCGACCTGCACCTGCGTCTTGGCAACCCATCCGTGAAGGTGCTTAAGCAACTCGAGGGCGGACTTGGCATCCCCATCGAGCGCAGCATTGCGCAGGACCGACGCCGCCTCCACCTCAGCGTCAGCACGACCCTTGGCCTCGGCAATCGAAGCAGCATTGTCTAGCTGGCATAACTGGCGAAACTCCACAGGCTGCAAGCCCGCAGCATACGCCAACGCATCACCCTTCAGCCCTAACCGTGACGCTTCGTAAATCTTCTCTAGGAGTTCCGGCGATGCCTTGATCTCTCTAGGCGCAAACGTAATCGACTTAAAGGAACTCATGCGAAAGAAACCCGCCCTGGTGCGCTTCCACGGATAGGCGTGGCGGGTGTTGTTACAACAAACATTGTGGCGAAGTGTAGTTATAGAGCATCTGAAATTGCAACAAGAGGTTTAGCGGAGCTGCCTCGTTTTGACCAAGGGTTTCTGTTTTTTAGGTTTTCCGATCTAGATAAGACTCGCAGATTTTCTAATCGGTTATCTAGCTTGTTTCTATTTATATGGTCAATGTCGCCAACAGGCCATTCACCATGAATGTAATACCAGGCCAATCGTTGAGCGGTGTAAGTACGCCCTTCTACTGAAATTTGGTGGTACCCATATTTGCTGATCCCGCCAACTAAAGACCCAATGGGTTTTTTCCCCCACTTAAAGTTTCTAGTAAACAACCCAGAGTCTTTGTCATACGAAAACAAAGTTCGCAACGTATGCAGCGATGGCTTCCTTTTTTCTTCCATTAGGAGATTATGCCTAGCCATTTTTTAATTGCAATGAGTAATTGCAAAAATTTTAAAAAGTTTTTGTGAGGGCATTATAACTATGACCGGCAACCCCTCGGCCCTCCCCCCCCCTGTCGTTTTCACGCAACAGTTGCCTGCACGCAACACCAAGCGTAGCACCAGCGCAACAACCACCAGGCAGACGTTGGCATCACGCAACACGTAGGCGAGAGGGTAGGGATTGTTGCATTAGAGCAACAGTAGGGATTTTATGCAGCAACAAAGTACTGCGTGGTAGTTTCGGACGGTTGTCCGAGACATTTGTATTTTCTCTATATACCCATATCTTTTTTTTTCAATTTTTAACCAACATACCACACATACCACACTCGAGTTTTATTCGACACTTTCAGTAGGTTAGGCGTGGGTGATCTGCTCACCATTTTACTCACCCCAGCTACCCACACTTTTAGATTCAGTCTAAAGGTATAAAGTATTCCTTTGCCATTGTGGGTTAAATGTGGTCGGTTGCGTCAAATTGTGGTGGGTTGAGCTACCCACAATTTTGCATAAAACGTATGCATAATCCGCATTGCGGGCAGAGCGCAAGATAAAGTGTTGTGATGGTATTGACAGGAATCCGCAATACAATCTATTGTGATGTCTGGTCGATATTCAACACGGAGAAATAAACAAGATGAAAACGATAAGCTTCAACACTGGTCGCAGCTATTCCGCCGACGGCCAGCGCATTGCTGCCACCCAGCTCGAGTGTGGTCGAGTGTTGTTCGTTGACGTTGATCGTCGGCTGCAATACGTCACTGCAGCGCCTTGCGAGCTGACGCAGACGGCCATCATGCGCTTTTATGACTACAACAGCACCACCGACGCCTACGGGATGCTCGATTATCAGATTCGCCAGAGTTTAGTCGCAAAGCTCGAAGCATTGGCAAAGGGGGTGCAACCGTGATTCTTGACGCAATGCTTGCCTTTTCGTTGCCGTTGATAGGTTTCGGCGCGCTCGCCGGCGTCTACGGCATCCTGGCCTATCTTTTTAACTGGGAATGACTGCCATGCTTTTAAAAACCTATGTGGACACTCGCACTAACATGGCCGCCGATATTCACGTTCGCCGTGACGGTCGTTTTATCGTTTCATTGCGTGACATCGATTCCGGCATGGTATTCGACCGGAAGCGCATCTTTTCGTCCGAAAACATGGCGCACGATTATGCGCGCTACCTTGCCAACATCCATTAATAATTATCTTGCGGAGAATCACCACATGGCACGCTTTACACTGTTAAACGTCGACGCGAATGCGAAAACGATTAAGGGCCAGTCTCGCGGATTCATGACTGCGATACTTTACCTTGCGCCACATGACACGAGCGGCACGGAACTATGCCCTACCGCCGAATTGGCCGGATGCGCCGCTACTTGCCTCAATACTGCCGGACGTGGCGGCATGGCGCCTGGTAACGCTACCTTCACGGCATCGAACGGCCAGGAACTGCCCGACAATACCGTACAGCGCGCACGCTTGCGCCGCACGGAACTATTCAACACGAATCGGCCAGAGTTTATGCGCGTGCTCGTGTCAGAGCTCGAGCGTGCGAAACGTCTCGCCGACACCGTAGGTTTAACGCTTGTCGTGCGATTAAACGGGACGTCCGATGTTCGTTTCGAATCAATCCCGTGCGAGCGTGCCGGCGTCACCTATCCGCACATTTTTGCGGCATTCGATGCCCTTCAATTCTACGATTACACGAAAATACCGAACCGGCGCATCGCGGATATCCCGAACTATACGCTTACCTTTTCGTACTCTCACCGTCCCGAGTTTGCGCGCATTGTCGCCGCTGCCGTTCGCCATTATGGCGCCCGCGTTAATTTTGCCGCAGTGTTCGCCAAAGCATTGCCGGCACACTTTCTCGGTCGTCGCGTGATCGACGGTGACGCTTCGGACTTGCGCTTTTTGGACCGTCGCGGCGTCGTTGTTGGTTTAGTCGCGAAAGGTCGCGCACGTCGTGATCGTTCCGGTTTCGTCGTCTCGGGGGTGGCCGCATGACCCCCGCCGAAGCATTAGAACTCGCGCTCATTCTTGCCATTAATGCGCCGGACGACGAAAAGGCCGCCGAATGTGTGGCAATGGCGGAGGAAATAGCCGCCACCCTGCCACCCGATGCCGTGCGACGAATCCAACGGAAACTGGAGGCGATGCCGTGAAAAAGTACGTTATCGTTTTGCACGTCGAAACAGACGACCTAGGCGACCCTTCCGCGTGGCCATGGAGCAAATGGACGGGGCGCGACGTGTTCGACGTGTCCACGTTTTACCCGCACGAATTACCCGCAGATGTGCATATCACGCAGAGGGAAATATATGAGCATGAATGAAGACCGACGCTTTCACATTGTCGACGACGCCTGGAGCGGCTACGAAATCCGGGAGGGCGACGGGTACGGGGGGCGAACCATCGCCACCCATATATCCAGTTACCATGACGCAACCCTTCTAGCGTCATCCGCCTATATGCTTGCCGCCCTTCGAGCGGTAGTACTTGCCCTTGACCCCCTCGGCGTAGCGGCTCCCGACTCTGCCGAGTGCAAAGTCTGCGGTATCCATCCGTCCGCTCATAAGATGGACTGCGCGGTTAAACTGGCCGTCGACGCCTACTATGCCGCTAGGGGGCGAATATGTGGGACTTCCTAAC